CCCTTGGCATGAGATCGACAATAACGCGCTCTGCATTGCCGCAATGGCTGATGCACTCCCGGATCTCGATGCATTAACAACAGCAATTGAGATGGGAGAAACGATCGATATGATCTTAAATGCGCGTGCGGAAGCCAAGAGGCTTATCCATGAAGCCCTCAGAGGAGGGAAGCATACGGTGAAAGCCGCCGCAGACGCCTGGCTTGCCTGGCGTTACGGATGGAATACCCTAGCTATGGATATCCAAGCAGCTCACGAGCTGCTCCTCAATCCGATCACCTTCCTGGTGATTTCTGGCCGGAGTGGGACGACAGTGAAGTCTAGCCACTCCGAGGTCATAGATAGCCATTGGGCTAATTTGGCCTACCGCTCTAACCATGAGTTCAGTTATGATGCCAGCTATCGGGCAAAGTTTGTCGCTCGACTTAAGGTGTCAACGCTGAATGTGGTCGTGGATCCCGCGATCTCCTTATGGGAGTCATTTCCTGTTGTTGCAGACTGGTTCGTCAACGTTGGCGATGTCCTGGCTGCATGGAACGTTCGGCGACGATGCGAAAGTGTATCGTTCTCGATCAGTAGGAAAGTCACGGCTAACCACACCGGGACAGTCACTGATGCGTGGCCTAAAATCTCCACGTTCACTGATTTGGCGTTTAGTGGTACTTCGACAGAAAAGGCTGTTCTCCTTGAACGGCTTCCAATGTCACCACCAATTCTTGTTCCGTCCATTGACGTCAATCTCACGGGCAAGCGGATAGCAGATGCTGCCGCGCTCTTGGCGAAACGTATCCTTTAACCTGTCAAACTAGGAGACAGCTATGGCAGCTTTTGCCACAACCATTACCGAGTTTTCCGACAAGGAGAACAACCGGACCTATATGGTCTCTGGTCATACGGTACAAACTCCGCGCCTTGTTATTCAAAAACGCAAGGTTCCGAGTACCGCGTCGTCAGTTGCTGAATCGCATCTGATGGTAGTCTACGGCACAACCGACGCCGAGGGTAACCCCCTAGCGTCCAAGGTGGCTTTCGATGCAGGTGTTCGCTATCCAGCGAACGGTCAGGTTTCGGATGTGAATGCGGCTTTGGCCGTGTTCCGCGACTTCGTCGCTTCCGATGAGTTTGCCACCATGGTGAGCTCTCAGTCGTACGTTCAGTAATGGCGAGCGGGGTCGTACCCTTTCTCGTTTTATGCCTGTCCTTCGTGGACGGGGAGTTCATTATTGACGTCGGGTGCTATCCTTGCACTCCGCCTGATGAAATAGAGGACTTACAAAATGAAGCCTCCAGAGAAAAAGAAGACAACAAGTCTTCTGCTAGACCCGTTCCGGGCAGCTCTCACCCTGCTAAGAAGCTTAGCCCTCCCCCAGAAGTCTGCTGATCTAGCAGAGGGGGCAATACGCCGGCGTGATGTTTCAACGCTGGCTGAGCTTGGCCAATTTGAGGATCGCGAGTATCACGATCCCGATCAACTTTCCGCACTCCTTGGCTTACGCCAGATCGCCTGTCTCTTTAAAAAGAACAGTGCATTCGCGGATGAAGATAAATGTACCGCAGCCGCTCAGAAGTCCTTTGAGCGTGGCGAACGCATTTGTCGGATCACCAACAAACGTTTGGATTACTACAGTGAACATTCGGAGAGATTCCCCGAGGATATCCGCTGTCAAGTGACCCGGATGGAGCAGGACATCCAATACCTGCTAGGTGACGTTGATGACGTGCTCGGCGCAATGCCGAGTATTGTTCGATTGACCAACGGGGCAACCGAGGACCGAAGCCGTCTGCGTTCAAATCCTTTCCTAAAAATAACAGGCAGGATACGAGCGCCTAAGGCGGCCGTCGGAGTTCTAGGACGATTGATGCTTCATTTTGGCATTGATCTCAGCCTCCTGAAGTTTACTTGCGTGGAATGGAATACCATCACGCTAGTCCCGAAGAGCTGGAAGACTCATCGCACCATTGCGAAGGAGCCTACGCATTCACTACCTATCCAGCTTGCGCTGGATGCATGGCTAAAAACCTTGCTCAGGCGGTGGCGTATCGATCTCTCGAGCCAGCAGTTGAACCAGGAAATGGCCCGCTTGGGGTCACTTGATGGAAGCTTCGCAACCATTGACCTGGAAATGGCCTCTGATACGCTCAGCTATAATGCTGTGGCGCTGTTACTGCCTATACCTTGGCTGCGTCTTTTCGAAGCAGTTAGGTCTTCAACTTTTAGAGCCCCTTGGGGTGACGGAGTTTACGCCAAATTCTCTTCCATGGGTAATGGCTACACGTTTTCCCTCGAGACTCTTATCTTCACTGCGGCTTGTCGTGCTGTTGGTTCTCAACAGTACACGGTTTATGGCGATGACATCGTCATAGAGACCGATCGGGCTCCTAGCCTGATCAAGTTGCTCCATTTCTTGGGTTTCAGAGTGAACGACGCAAAGTCGTTCATAAACCCGGCTTCCCGGTTTCGGGAGTCGTGTGGTGCAGACTGGTATAAGGGCAATTTGGTAACGCCCTTCTACTTGCGCGAGTGTCCAAAGCTCGTTGACAAGGCTGGTTTGTCTCACGTACTTAACGGCTTAATCGCGACCGCCGTCGCTCCGTCCCCACTGTGGGAATGGGCGATTTCGGTCATCAAGCGCGAGAAGCTTCTCCTCGTTCCTTATAATGAGGACACACGTAGTGGCGTGTTCATCACGCCCACAGCTGCGTGGGAGACCAAGAGATTGAAGGTTGATAGGCGGCACCGTGTCGGGAAAGTACCCTTGTCTAAGGCCCTTGGGCCGAGGACGCATTGGCAAAATCCTAACTATGGTTTCCCCGTCTTTAAGGGCTACATGCCCATTCAGGATCGCCGTAAAACGGCAGGCTGGCGTTCTCTATTCTTGTGGTTCCTCATGAAGGGCTGCGAGATGGGTGACGTGTCTACTCCCGTATCGAACCGGATGTCTGTATACCTTCTACAGATCGACCGGCAGATGCGGAGGGAGGCGGAGGGGACCGCAACGGTTACCTCTTACGTCTCAGAACGGTGTCGCTACGTCCATGCGGCGCGGCGGTACTTTCCACAACCAGCGGCAACACCTAGCCACCTGTACCAATTTTCGGTACTTGTCGTGAAGGCAGTTGCGCCCTTGTAAAAGGAC